CAATAAGGTTAGCCAATGATATAGGAACAGAACTCGGACAAAGTTCCAATACACTTACCTCTTTACGACAAGCATCAGAGGGGGATATTGAAAATATAAACCCAGCATCCGATGATAGACCAGATGAGAATACACCTCACTCTATGAGTGAATTTCACGGATATGACCATAGCGCATCTAGTGGTTATGTAACTTCTGAATATTTTGACACCTCTACTTATGGCTCTATTAGTAGCAAACTAATGTTTAGAGCAGATGCAAATATGGGAACTTGCTATGATCCAGATACCGGTGGTACCAGTGTAACAGATATAGGAAGTTTCGCTTTATCTGGGACTATGGAAAATGGTGTTACTCATACACCATCTACAAGCACAACTTCTCCCGGCTATTGGACATTTGATGGTACAAATGATAGAATAGATTTTGGGTATCCAACATCATCTGAAAAATGGACTGGTGATTCTTTTGGAGCGACTAACGCTGGTACAACAGTTTTTGTTTGGCACAGATCACACAATAGCCATAATGGAATTATGTTAAGTTCAGATGATGGCACCAGAAGAAACTTCCAAGTAAAATGTAAAAGCGATGGTACAAAAGGTGGAGTGGTTTATTATTCATCTGTCAGATCAAGTTATAGATATCCCGGTTGGGGAGATGATTACACATTAACAAATTTTGTTTCTGGATTTAGTCACAATAATTGGGAATTACTTTGTGTTAATTTTAGAAAGTATAAAGGAACTGGTAGTAATACGAATAAATCTTGGATTTATAACTATACTCAAAAAGATGGTGGATCAGCATCTTCTGTAAATGCAAATGAATGGTATAGTACATCCCAGTATTGTATGCAATCCGGAAATGAAGTTCCCAGTGTTGTTATGGGTACACAAAGTGGATCTAATACAACGAACCCATATGATGGCGATATAGGATCTGTTTGGGTTTTTAGTAGCACATCATTTACTTGGGCAGATTGGAATAGCACAGCAAAGTTCGATGATTTTTATAATGCAACAAAGGCTAAGTATGGGCATTAAGGATAGCAGAAAATTTGTCATTCTAACAAAAGAAGAATATAATGAATTAGATGTGGATTGGGGTTTATTATTATCGGACGAACCCGGATATTCTACTGATGGATCAAAAGTATTTTTAAAGTATAACGGTGAGATGCCGGAGTTCCTAAAAGGACATTCCTCATTTACTTACTATGATTTTAAGCCAACTTTTGATAAAGATTTCGCAATAGACATAGAAGATGTGAACCCGGCCCCGGAAACTGAGCCGGATGTATATGATGAAGATGGAAATAAGGTAGAATTTGATGAAAACGGAAAAGTTATCGAATAAGCGAAAAAAAAGTACCTCTAAAATCCTCTATATGGGACGATCTCTCGACGAGACAAGGGTAAGTTCGAGTATGATTTTACGTTTTACCGAGGTATCAATATCGCTGCCAATTAAGGCCAAGGTCAAATATGTGGTCTAAAGAGGATAAATCGCTGTTTATTGTAGGTTTAGGATATATTTTGTTCTTATTAGCGCTTGGTTTTCTATTAACAAGCCTAACTGGTTGTGATAGTGGGTGGTCAATATCGGGTTATGAAATCTGACAATGAATATAAGGGGGGAGCAAGAAGTTTTAATGGGGCAGTAATTGATGATTCGTTCCAAGTAAACATAAATATAAAATGGTTGATACAAATATTAGGACTCGTTGGAATGTTGGTTTATTCCTATTACCGGTTAGAAACCAAATTGAACGACTTGGAAAGAAATTTATCAGAGGCGCAAAGTCAATTAACAGAATTAGTGGACAAACACATACAAGAAGATGTTGTCAAAGTAAAGGAGATGGAAGAGCAACTAGCGTGGTTTCAAAAAGAACTAAACTTAAATCCCTTATCTTGGACAAAAAAAAGAAAGAAAAAATAGAATGGTGGAAAGAAGAAAAGTGGATGGATGATGATATTATGAGTACAAGTTACTGGATGAATAGGGAGTTACGATGCAAGAGGTAGCAGATTTATATTTACAAGTAGGCGCTGCTGGTTTTGTTTTTCTGCTTTTCGCTTTTATGATTTATAACCTTATACAAAGCCAGAAAGATCAAACCGAAGATTTAGAATCCATTAAACAAGCAATAAGTAAAATGGAGTCTGAAATAACTAACAATATGTCAATCTCTGTTAAGTTGGTCGATCGATTAAATCGGTCTGATGAAAAAAGAGAAGATTTCTGGAGAGATCTAAGTGATGATTTAGCGTTTTTAAAAGGCAGAATAAATGGACACGGCTCAAGGGACTAACCAACACAGAGAGGAAGTTATACGGTTGCTTACCCAATTGAATGAGCGACAAAAAACTATATTTAACCATTTATCTAGAATTGATAACCATCTGGATAAATTAAATGGATCGGTCGGAGAACACGAAAAACAATTGACAGTTTTCAAAACTTGGGGAGCAGTGATATTAATTACTGTACCCATAATCGTAAACATAATGATGGAGATGATGAAATGATAAAAGACCTAATAGCAGCAGAACTGCTTTCAGATGATGTAAGGGATGAGGTCATTGATGGATGGAATAAGTCTGTGGATATACCCCTACTCTCAGAAAAAGTAGAGCGCAAAATAATGTTGGCCATCTGGTCAATAGTTAAGGCATCATTACTTAAAAAACTGTAATGCCTAGGTTTGGAAAGCGCTCAAAGAGGCGCTTACAAGGAGTCAATAGCGATCTCGTTAACTTATTAAATGAGGTCGTTAAAGGCTATGACATAACAATAATTGAGGGGTTAAGATCTGCTGAAAGACAAGCAGAATTATTCGCTCAAGGCAAATCAAAGTTAGATGGTGTAACTAAAAAAAGTATGCACCAAACTTCTAGGGCCGTAGACATAGCGCCCTATCCAGTGGACTTTAGCGATACTAAAGGATTCTATTATTTAGCCGGTCTTATGATGGCCACTGCTAAAAAAATGGGTTTTAAAATTCGCTGGGGTGGAGATTGGAATATGGATCAAAGGTTTAGTGGTCGGGGTAAGCGAGGAGATGCCTCTCAGAAGTTTGATGACCTTGTACACTATGAAATTCGATCGTAATATTAATAGCCTCTTTTTATGAAATTATCCTTTCTTTTGAGAGGTGCAAAAGGGCCAGATTAATTTCTGGCCCTTTTAATTGGAGAAAAAAAACAATGACACAAATATGTCACATTGGATATTACAAATAAACAAATTTGCCGAAGTGGTGGAATTGGTAGACACGCTGTCTTGAGGGGGCGATGTGTTTGATCTTCGGAGTCTTCCCCCTCGTCCTTTATCTTTGTTTATTTTAAATTATCAATGTTTATCAGATCTTACGACACAATAATGTCACACTGAAAATGTATTTTTACTCCTTACCTCCATACTAAATAAGTTAACCTTATTGAATGCAACTGTATCCACACTCTTGCCGTTTAACTTATAAGTAATGTTAACTGGGATAAAGAAATCTCCCATAAACTCTCTCATAAATTGTAAACTTTGTCTGAAAGAATTTGTATGGCTCCTCATAGAATGCAATGAGTTTTTATCTATTATCTGATCAACTGGATGATCCTCTAATAAAAATGTTTCTCCAATTGCATAGTATTGTAAGAGTTCATTCTTATCTACTGCTAACTTTTGTGCTAAACTGTCAATATTATTAACCTCAGTAATGGTTCTCTTGAACCCTTTTGTAGTTAATCCCAGTTTAACAGTACACTCAAAGTCTGTGGTTAGGTCAGACCATAGAGTGTTTCTTTTTTTGACCTCGTCTTGATTTTCAAGTAAAGCGACCTTATCCTTTAATAAGTCGTTCTGGCTTTCAAGAGAGGTTATGTACTTTCTCTCGTAATCCACATTTGGCTCCTTTACGTTTACGTCAAAATCTTCTTCTACATTTAAATACTTTTGTATTGCATTATGAATTACAAAATTTGGCGCTCTTTCGCCTCGTTCATAAAACCTTATGCTGCTAACCGAAATACCAAGGTCTTTGGCCATTTTATCCCGGCTTATTTTTAATATTTTTCTCTTCTCTAAAATTGTGGTTCCAAAATTTTGGATGAGATCCATTAGTTTACTCCTATATATGTTATTAGTGCCATCTTATACGTTACAACTATACCAGATTATACATTACAATTATAATTAATTCTAGTTATTTATAAAACATTTGTTACAAATAGTACACGAAAGTAACAGTACAATAATAATATTTCTAGGTACGAATGTAACATAACTGTTATTATTGTACCCACATTATACCAAAGGAATCGAATAATGGATATAACTATTGATAAAAATAGATATCTAAATATAAAGAACGTACAAGAGATGACCGGTTTATCCTACTTAACTGTTTATCGTATGTTCACAGAGGGTAAGATTAAAGGCGCAATCCAGATGGGGAATAGATGGATGGTTTCTTTGGCTGATTGGAACAATCACATAAAGGAACTAAAAAATGCCAGTAAATCTTCAGCAAGTCTTAGGTAATCAAGACCAAATAACAACAATACATATGAATGGTGTCCGGTGGTATTATAATAAACTGGATGCCGAACCAACATATCGTATGAGTATGACCAGTGGTCTTGGTAAGGGTTATGCCAAAACTAATCAATTTTTTGAATGGGGTGTCAAAATGGGCCACTGGTATAGAGTGGTCAGAGATAAGGCTGGTACATATGGTACAATTGTACACGATGCTATTGACCTAATGCTGCAAGGCGAAGATGTTGATGAAACTTGGATCAGACTTACCTTACTTGAATCATCAAATCAGTTATGGAGACTTGAGGATTCCCTAAAACAAGCCGTGATGAAAATCCAGAAATACCTAGAATCTTTTATGGCATTTTGGGATGAGCATCAACCCCAGATCTTAGCATCAGAATTCCCACTATATCATCCAGAACACTTATTTGCCGGACGTACTGATCAATTATATGAAATGACTCATAGAAAAAAGAAGTGTATGATTCTGGTTGATAATAAAACTGGGATGCCCCACGAAAGTCATTTAATACAGTGTCTGGGTTATGCTTATATCTACAACAATTATTATGCTGGAGATGGCCCCAAAATTGAAAAGGTAGCCACTCTATATCTAAAAGATTCATTCATCAAAAAACCGGGATTTTCCTTTAAGTGTATTAAATATGATGAAAGTCGATATATGAATTTTGTCGATTATTTTGTCACTGAATATGGTGTTCCAGAATTGAAGTTTGGATTCAAACCTCGTAAGGTTTTTTCGTTAACAAAAAAACAAAGTAAAGGAAGTAAATAAGATGTCAGAACAACAATGGATAAAAAAAGATATTCCAGTTGAGCCGGCCTTACCAGTTTCTTGTATCTTCACATATGATGAACCATACAAGGATAAGTATGGTAATCTCAAATGGGGTACTACTGATGGACAATATGTCTCTGTTTCTGCCACACTACAATCTATGTTAAAAACCGTTGGGGTTAAAGCCAATGTGCCAGTAAACATCGGTAAAAGATTGGTAGATGGTAAAACACATTTTACTGTAAATGGTATGGGAGCCGATGAATTGTTCCAAGCATATGGACAAGGAAATCCTAACGCTCCACAACAAACTGCACCGGCAGTTCCACCCACAACTACACAACCTCAAGCACCAGCACCGGCTGCCAATGCTCCGGCAGCACCTTTAGGGACTTCGCAACCACCTAATGCTGGTCTTTCGGAACTAAAAGTGCATCTGGAATCTGCTTTAAAACTATGTAATAGTATGGTCACACCATCTGCTCCACCGGCCCAAGCGCCAGTAGCATCAGATGATGACCTACCGTTTTAAGTAGGTTCACTCTATGATAGGGCAATCTCCATTTTTCGATGATTTAAGGTCAAACAACAACATACCATATCGATTATGATTGCCCTATCTAGCAAATACAAAGAAGATCTAGAAAAGCCATTCCTAGGGCCAGAAAAATTAGTTTGTGATAAAATAGAGGACATATACGGCCTCACAGTTAAAAAATTAAAATGGAACTATCACGTTGACTTCGCAGCATTTGATAGTAATGGAGAATTAAGGTGCTTTGGCGAAATTAAATGTAGGTACTTTGACTCCAAAAAATATGACACCCCTATGGTCTCAGCATATAAGTATCTGGGCCTAAAAGAGATCCACGACACATTTAAAAAACCAGTATTCCTATACGTTCAATTTACCGATGCTTTAATGGAATGGAGATTTAACGATAGTGATGAAATAGATATAAAGTGGGGTGGTAGGACGGATCGCAAGAGATCTCAAGATATAGAGCCAATGGCGCACATTCCTATACGTTATTTCAAAAGGGTAGATGTATGAAGAAACCATTAATGACAGTTGGCTGTGAAGAATTATTCCAGTGCTTTCACTGCAAAAGATTATTTAAACCAGAAAATATGGTGTACCGAATTGGGGAGCCAGAAAGATATTGTTCAAAGATCTGTTTAAGGGAAGAAGATCTAATTCAAGAAGAAGAGGCCCAAAACAGAAGAGACTACGAAAGGAGTAGATACGATGCTTAAATACTATTGGTTATCAATAGCACAAACTCAAGCGTTTGATGTTATCATTGCAGTGAGTTGCATAATACCATTCTATTTTTTAATGAAGAGGTTTATAAGGCAATCACTGGAAGAATTAAGAGAAGACATAAAAAATGATGTATCTGAAGAATTATATGGAGACGATGAATTATGATTGCTCACTTCACAATAAATATATGGTTGCTAAAGTTGTGGATTCTTGCATCATCATTACTTGTGTTAGTTGCATCTGTAATACTAATTCCATATGCCATTGATCAATTTAAGGAGTGGTGGCTGTCTTGAAAAAATACAATCTAGATAACCATATGGGTAAACGTGGGATAATTTGCTTTTATAGAAAGTTATTGAAAGAGGGAAAGATACTAATAGGTGGGAGCGCACATAAAAGATTAAAGCAATTAGAAAGTGAATATAGGTCTACATCAAAAGGTTATACCGAAATTTAATTTGAGTTTTATAAAACTACATAGAAAACTGATGCGATCAGAAGTATATCGTTCTACCCCAGTAGTCAGAGAGTTATTTATTTGGCTCTTAATGAATGTCGGTTGGCGAACTGAAGAGAATGAGGATGGCAAATCTGGGGTAGATCGTGGCGAGTGGCAAGGTACCATAAATGATATAATAAAAGGACTTTCTTGGAAGTCTGGATTTCGTACAGAATCATATAGTAGGTCTCAAATACAACGTGGCATCGCAAAACTTGTGGAGTTAGGTATGGTGGAGTCTATGGGCGCACCATCGGGGATGTCTGTAAAGGTCTGTAAATACGAGACTTACCAAGGTGGGCGAACTGATGGTCGCACAATAAGCAGACAACAAGCGAGTAACAACCGAACAATAGAGAAAAATCTTAAAGATATATCTTATAATAAGATATATCTTAAAGAAGAAGAAGAAAAAGAAGAAGTAGATGCATACACCACTGTTGGAACTTCTAATTCTGCAAAGATACTTCGGTTGGTCAAACCAGTATTTGGTGACTTAGTAGAACCATTGGCCGGTTTAGGTGGCCTCTCCAAATGGGGACACGTTGCTGCTCAAGCAATACAAACTTATACCTTTGAGTCTGTCACGGCTGCTTGTGAGTTGCTGGTCGAGTTACACGCTGCCGGGGAAACTGAAGTTCATAACCCAGAGGTGTTTTTTAAAAAGGGTATACCGGGTTACATCGTTAGGGCCAAAAACAAATCTGCTGAGATCCAGAAAGTGAAAGAGAAAAAACAGTGGGTAGGGTTTTGTGTTGAATGTGACCACCAGAAAGTTTTTCCAGAAAAACCTAACCATTATGAAGAGTGCGATAATTGTGGGGATCAAAGTTTCTACTGTGCTGAATTTGAGTACAGACACGAAAAGGCTGCAAGGAATCCACAGCCAAAACCAGTAGATAAATATGCTGATGTAAGGGAAGATGAAGATTTTAAAAACGTACAAAACTTCATAAAAGGTTTTGGGGGGAAACTATGAGGAAAGGGGAATTAACTACTGTTGAAAAAGGTCGAATTGGAGAGTTGGCCATTTATAAACATCTGGTAGAGTTAGGGTACAACATATATGCACCCATAGCAGACGTAGACCACGTTGATCTGGTCGTTGAACTTGATAATGGAGTCTTTAGTCGAGTTCAGATAAAAACGATCGTAAGGACGAGATTTAAAACAAGTATTGAAGTGAAGTTAAAAAAGTATTCTGCTGGTCGAATTGATGTCGTTGCAGTTTACTATCAACCTAAAGACATCATAGCCTTTATACCATTCAATGGCGAGGATCATTTTATTCTGGCGATTGCTACGGCTAAAAACAATCAAGAAGAAAATAGAAAGTGGATCTGGCAGTATGAGCAATTCCCAGAATTCCAAGCGAATAAAAAATATGGCAAGTAAAAGCAAAATAAAAGGCAATACATACGAAAGAGAATTAGTAGACAAGTTCAAAAGTTGTGGGTATGAATCTGAGAGAGCAAGGGGTAGCGATGGTAGATCTCTCGGAATGACAGAAGACATTGATGGCTATTTTAAAATTACTCCCACCGGAGAAAAGATAAAGTGGCAAGCAAAAAGAAGAAAAGTAATACCTAAATGGTTGGACAATGAGAATGCTGATATGACAATTGTCAGAGAAGACAGAGGTCAGAATTATGCTGTCATAAAATTGGATAAACTATTAGAATTATTATAGTTAAGGAAAAAGGCTATGGATAAAGATACAAAAGTAATTATCAATGCAGATAATCCAACACTAGAAGTCATTCAAAAAGGTTTGAGATTAGTTAGGGTATATCAAGGGCAAGAGGCATCGTGGATTACTCCAGTAGATGCTGACAATGCTAAGATATTAACTAAGTCAATCGAAGACCAAGTTAACCAGTACAACCAAAAGCAAAAAAAAAA